CGTTCGCACAAATCAAAATGATACGGCCAATTTTCATCACATATTGCATCACGATTAATTTTGTTCAATAGTTCAATTTGCTTATTTAAAAAAATAATATCATTCATAATTATATTTTTTAATGTTCATTCAATATAAATTCTTCCGAAATCATCCATTGACATTGGCTTTCCTTAAATCCGAATTCTTCATTATGCTCAATCAAAAATTCTTCGCCGCCGTCTTTATATTTTTTTTCATCGAAATCGAAAACGTGAACTTCCGATGTGCAAAAGTCTAATATTATTATTTTTTTCATTAGTTAAACCATTTTAAAATTGTTTCTTGATTATATCCTTTTTCCCAAATTATCCAACAATAACACGCCGCACTTCCTTTTTTTGTTGTTGTTACAAAATCGCCATTCAATGCACACATTATTCGTTTTGATGCGACATAAATTGTTTTTGGCGGAAATATTTTAAAAAATTCACGGCGTTCGGCGGTTTCTAAAAATTGAATTCTTAAAAACATCGCAACTTTGTTTCCGGTAGGAATTATTGACATTGCTTTTTTTACAAATTCAATTGCATAAATAAACGGCGGATTTGTTACAATATCGCCATTCCATTGTGTTACATCAATTGAAAGAAAATCTTGAATTTCGCCATATCCACGATCCACATAATCGGATGATTTACCGTGAATGAAATTCTTTTTTAATACTTCAGACAAATGACCTTGACCGCAAGCGCATTCCCAAACATTTTGAAATGATTCTAATTTCAATAATTTTTCAAGTGCCATTGGGTCCGTTGCATAAAAATCATATTTTTCACGTTCTTGTTCCGAATGATTTGATGAACCAATTGTTGTAAACATTGTTTTACTGTTACCTTTCCAATCTTTTTTTCCAAACAATTCAAATTGTTCATTGTTGTTTGTTTTCATTTTTTTTGTTTAAAGATTTATAAATTTCATCAAATATGAATCCAGTCAAATACGCTTGCGGTTCATCATTAAATCGGTCAAGTTCAATGCAATGATGTTGATAAATATAATTAACAACGTGAACGGTTTCGTGTGCTATTATTGATGGTTTTGCGTTTTCAAATGCGACAAAATATTTTTTAATTCCTTTTTTATTTGACCGCACAAATGTTATTGCATCACAATCATCACAATTTTTCAAATCGTATTTCGCAGCGACTTTTGACATTTTTTTTGTTTTTATCACAATCAATGTTCCGTGATAAATTGGCAATTTCATTTTTTCTATTTTCATAATTTCGACAACCATTGATTAAAAATTTCCGTTGCAACTTGGGCCGTCATTACGGGCGGGACCGACATTCCAATTAAATAAATTGGTTTGTTTCTTTTGAAATCATAATCAATCGGATATGAACCGATTCGACACAATTCATCTTTTGTCAATTTTCTTTTTTGTTCATAATGAAATAAATCGGAACCGGCCGCAATGGTATTGCAAACTTGATCCGGATGCAATTTGATTGAATTAAAACGATTTCCTTTTGGATGAACCGTTGCAATTGATTTTCCAGGTTCACACGTGTCGTAATAAATTAAATCGCACGGTGTGATTTTTTCAAATGGTTCAACGTTCGGGCCATCTTCTACCATTTTATATGGAATTTTTGGTTCTTTAAAATTCAATAATAATTCCGGTGTTGTTGTGAACAAATCAACTTGCGTTAAAAATTGCGGTGCCAAATCTTTTCTTAATGCGATGAAAAAAACACGTTTTCGGCGTTGTGGAACACCCATTTTTGAAGCGTTCAACAACCAATGTTGGCAATAATAACCGGCTTCATCAAATGCTTTGTAAATTCTTCGCACATACGAACGTGCATTTCCCATCAACAAACCCGACACGTTTTCAGCCACAACGACTTTCGGTTGTAATTTTTCGGCCAAATCAATAAAATCAAAAAACAAATTATCAAGAATTTGTTTTGCTTGACCCTCACGAAATTTCTTTTCTTTGCCCCAATCTTTTTCACGTGAACCCGACATTGAAAAACTTGAACACGGCGGCGAACCGTCCAAAATATCCAAGTTAAATAAATCTTCCGGCAAATCATCACGCAATTTGAACGTTTGAATTGGTTCCAAAAAAGCATATTTTGGTTTATGATTTGCAACATACGATTCAATCATTTTAGGATCAATTTCATTACATCCTAAAACATCAAATCCGGCTAATTTATAACCAAATGAACTCCCTCCACCACAAGCAAAACAACTGAATATTTTCCCTTTGTCTTTTGTAAAATTGGCATTTTCTAATGACCAATTAAAATCGAATCTATGTTTTTCTATTTCCACGTTTTTTTGTTTTTTATATCTGAAATTGTTTTTCTATGCACATTGAATTTTTCGCCGATGTAAACACAATTAAACCCTTGATTTAAAAGTTTTTTTATTTCAATCACTTGTATTTCTGTTAATTTTGATTGATGATGTTTTTCGCCTTTGATGTTTTTATTTTCGGTTTTATTTTTATGATAATGAACCATATTTTCCGATGCGGAACACCATTCTAAATTATCAACGTGATTATTTTGTTTATTTCCGTCTTTATGATTAACGTAATATTTGCCCGGAATTTTTGGTAAAAACGTTAATGCAATTAATTTATGAATAAACATTTTTACTTTTGTTGAACCTAATTGAACACGTAAATAACCGCTTGAATTTGGCGAACCTTTCAAAGGTTTATTGTATCGTTTACTTTTTACGTTTCCGTAATTTGAACACAAATATTGTGTTGCATTTTTAATTTCTTTGTATTCTTCCATATTTTTATTTTTTTATACACCGCAAACATATAAATTATATTCCGATTATAAAGAAAATTATTTTGATGATTTTAAAAGTTCACGAATTTTTGTTTTTGTTTGCAATGGAAAATCGGAACCTAAAACCCAATTTGCATAATGCGGATCATCAACAACCGGTTTGTTCACGTTTTTTCCAAATGACCAATAAACAACACCATCTTTGATGTATGTTTTGCCGGCATAATCAAAACGTTTTTTTTCATCTTGACATTTTTCATCAATTTCTTTTGGTGTGATTTCCGGATTTTCTTTTGTTTGCAGCAACAAAATTTCCAATGTTGCACGGACATCATTCAACGCATCGTGGGCGTCTTCCAAATCATTTCCGGTATAACGTTTGTATGTATCGCCAAGTTTATGACTATTCAATAAACGTTCGTGTTTTAATACATCAACAAAAATTGGTTCCCACGTTGGAAATTCAATTTTGCATCGGTTGAATTCTTCAATCAACAACGGAATGTCAAAGTTGTCGGAATTGTAACCGCCGAAATCACACCCGGCCATATATTTATTCAATGCTTTTGCGATTTGAAAAAACGTTGGTGCATCTTTTACCATTTCATCCGTGATCCCGTGAACATCGGACGCTTCTTTTGGAATTTTGATTTGCGGATTAATCAACATTTTTTTTTCTTCTTTGCTGCCGTCAATGTTTATCTTGATGCAAGCGATTTGACAAATGCGGTCGTTGGCAATTGAAACACCCGTGGTTTCTAAGTCAAAAAATACAATTGGATTTTCGATTTTCATTATTTAACTTTTTTGTTATACATTTTTTTATTTGACAAATATACAATTATTTACTTTGTATCAAAACATTTTTTAATTTTTTTTAAACATAAAAAAAACGGTCAATGTTTTGACCGTTTTATTATTAGTAATTTATTGCATCCGTCCACATAATGATTTTCATTTTGACTTTTTCTTTTTTGATGTATGGAAGAAACCATTCATAAAAATCATAAAATATTAATCCGTCATTCATCGCAATCAATGATGAATTTAACAATCTTGAAACGACATTGTTTTTTTCGTTATCGTGTCCAAGTTCAACTTTAATTGCATTGTCTTTCAAATAAATTTCAACATCAATCAATTTTTTAATTTCTTGATCTGGTGCAAACTTTATTTGATTTGAATGATACGGTTTATCAATCCAAATTCGAGGGCTAAACATTTGACCTTGTTTGTGTGTTTTTCCTTGCCGCACGGTGTGAAATTTTTCATCAACGATGTTTTTGTTTAACGATTGATAAAAGTCCGTTAATTCGCTTTGATTTCTTTCCGGATTATTTTGAACCAACCATTCAAAATATTCTTTTTTATAAAATTTGATTTTCAATGCGTTCAACATTTTTTCGACAAAATATGTAGACATTCCGCTTTGAATATGATACGCCGGAAATTTGCGTGAAAATGGAATTACTTTTGCCATTATGCTTGCGGGATTTTTACAACATCGGTTTCATCGCCATAATCTTTGTGTTGTTGGTCAAGGCCGATTTTATTATAATTGTGCATCACTTTTGTCATCACATCAACTATTTCAAATACTGTAAAATCGCCAACCACTTTTTTTGATGTTTCATTGACTGCATCAAACATCGCTTTTTCAAGTGCCAACATTCGTTCTTTTGATTTTTGTGTTTTGGTCTTTGCCATTTTTTAAATAATTATATTAAACATTCGCTTCGCCGTTTTCATTAACTGTAAACATTGCAACCGGCGGATGTGCAACGCCCAAAATTTTTAAAAACAATGGATTTCCTTTTTGTAATGATTCCAAATCTTCTTTATTCGGCATCCAAGCCGTTAAAATATAATGAAAACCTTGTGCATCAACATTTTTTTCTGCTGGCAAACTTGCACATTCTTCATCGGTCATATTTTCTGGTTTTGTCAAATTTACATTTGATCCTTCAAAATTTATTGGGTGCATAATTTTAAAATTTAGTGTCCGGAAATGTTTTTTCTAAAAGCCACTTTGGCGCTTCCAATTCTTGTTTGTCTTGGTCAAAACTACATTGTGATTTTGGAAACCATTCAATGTCGCCCTCACAATCTAAAAGCCACGATTCTTTCGTTTCACGAATAAAATCAGCTTTGATGATTATTCCGTTTTTAATTTCCTTTTGTTCTTGATTTTTTTTTGTCATATCTGTCATATTTGTCAATGAAATATCGCCACTTGAATTTTTTGATTGATTCGTTACTTAAAAACAACCATCGCATTTGATTAAAATTGAACCATCCAACCGTGTGTTCATCTGCAACCGTGTTGTGAATTAAAACATCAACCGAATTTCCGTTGTTTGCGGCGCTTAAAACATCCGGAAACTCAGTTGAATCAATCCAATCTATTTCATCCATTATTCAAATGAATTTTTCAATTGTTTATATCTTTTGATGGTCAACAACAAATGAATGATGTTGTAAAAAAAGAATATTATCAAAACTATTTTCAACCATTTTGAAGTGGTCGTGAAAAACGAAATCAATGACAAAATGAAAAATAAACAAATGTTGATTCCACGATAAATTCCGATGTCATAAATTTTTTCTTTTTTGTAATCCCAAAACGCAATGTCAATTGTTTTCAACTGTTCATCACTTAAAATTATTTTGTGATTTTTATTGAAAATCATTCGGATCAATTTTGCTTGGGATGATGGATTGTAATTTTTCATATTTTATGGTTCTCGTTGATTAATAAATTCAAAAATATTTTGTCCATATAGCGCTTTTATTGCACTTTCATAAATATAATGCTCTTGATCTTTTAAACTTCTTGAATTTTCTTTTTTACTTAATTCAGAAATATAATACTCACATTGTGATTTTAATTGTTCAATATTAATTTCAACCAACATCGGCGGCGGAATAACATCAATTTCATTGTTTGAATAATCATTTACAATTTCTTCATCAAAAACAACCGATTCAATCGCTTTTTCAAAATCACTTTTATTTTCTTCAATTGGTGCAGCAACTTCATTTTCAACATTTGTTGTTTCTGGTTCTGGTTCTGGTTCCGGTTTTGATTTGATTTCAATTTGACCTTGAATGTTTTCAATTGTTTTTTCAAATTCTTCATCGTTATCCGACACGATAAATGTTTTTTGATATACGACATCATAAATTTGAAAATTGCCGTTTTCATCGCATTCCATACCGATTGAAGTTAATTTTTTGGAACGGTCGTTGTATTTTTTTTCTTTTCGCAATTCTTCAAGTTCTTCATCATCTTTTTGTTTTTGAATTCTTGCGTTTTCTTCATTAACCAATTTCGTTTCTTGTTTTTCAAACAAATCTTTTAATTCTAAAACTTTGAAATCAAAATCATATTGAAATTCTTCAAAATCAATTTCTTGTTCAACTAAATTATTAACGGTCAATTCAACATTTCGGAATGTTTCAAAAGTCATTTCATAAATTAATTCTTTTGCTTTCAATTCGATTTGATTGATTTTGTTTTGATGATCTTCTTTGCGTTTGATTTCTTTTTGTTTGTTTTCTTCAATCAACGTTTCTTTTTTGGCTTTGAATTTATCATTTGTGAAATCAATGACCTGGTCAAACAATAAATCGAATTCTTGAAATGTGCCGCTTCTTTCGGAAATTGTTTTTTGAATTTCAGTATCAACAACATCAATCGTGTCAAATGTCATTGTTTCAATTTTGTCGCCAAATTCTTTTTCCAATTCCGAAATGTTGTTTTTCAAACCATCAACACGTTCTTTTTCAATATTTGCCAAACGTTCTTTTTCGGCGGCCAAAATGTCTTCATAACGTTTCACTTCGGCTTGTTGTTTGTCATACGCTTCACGTGTGATTGTCGAAAATTCTTTGAATTTATCTTGAATTGATTTTTTGAAACCATTCAAAAATTTTGTCAATGTCGATTCTTGTTTTTCAACATCGGTTGATGCGGTCAATAATGTTGTTCTTGATGCTTTTGCTTTTTCGTATGTTTCTTTGTCTTTGATTTCAACATACGGGTTCGATTTTACGATTTCAAGTTGTTTTTCTTTCAACCCTTGAATTTCTTTCAGTTGTTGTGTGTCAATTTTTGAAATTTCCACAATTTCTAATTTTGAATTGTTTTTTGCCATTTTTATTGATTATTAATTATTAATTCACTCACTACATTTTTTGTTTTTGTGTCCGGATTGTATGTTTCAATCCATTTTTCAAATCCAACATTTTTGGACATTTGAACACCAAGTGTGATTCTTTCACGGCTTGATTTTTGAACGATGATTGATTGCGTTGTTTTGTCTCTTAGATTTTCATACGCATTCGTGTTTTGAATTTGTTGAACTGTTATCATATTTCCACGTTGTGCGAGATGCTACGAGAGAACTCAAAACAACGACGTTTGAGATTGTTCATTTGTAATTCTTTTGGTTAAAACTGAATAATATTTTTTATCAATTTCGCTTCCTAAAAAATTTCTTTTTTCTTTTATACAAGCAATTGCAGTTGTACCACTTCCCATAAATGGGTCAAAAATCAAATCGTTTTCTTTACTTGAATTTACAACCAAAGTGCGAATAATGTTTAATGGCTTAACAGTTGGGTGTTCAAAATCGCTTTTTGAATTGTTTTGCAAAAAATATTTCTTCTTACTTGCGTAATCGCCACCTAAATAAGCTCCTTTACCTCTCATAAAAATTATGTATTCAGTATCGCTTAAATATTTATTATTGGTTGTAGGTATTGGATTTAGCTTGTGGTAGCAAAGTATATCTGTATTCATATTATTTTCTTTTCCCCAAAGAAGTATTTGTAAAACTTGGTCTTTTGAGCAAAAAAAGTAACAATTAAATATTTTCAAAACTCTTTTACATTCGTCTAAAACAATATTTTCAAAACCATCACTTAATGATTTAACGCCTTTGTGATAATCTCGTTGTTCAGTCCCAAAACAACCGCCACCGCCACCACTAACAATTTCATACGGTGGATCTGCAATTACTAAATCAACAGAATTGTCGGGCAATCTTTTTAAGGTGTTTAAACAATCCTCATTGTATATTTTATTTAATTCCATTTATATAAAATTATTAGTAAATAAAAGCACCATCGCACAACAGCCGTTTTGCAAAAGCGGGGTTTCGGTGTTTAATTCAAGTTTTATGCTATTATCAATCATTTGTGCTATATTTAAAGTTTAGTGATTTTAATCCCCCGCCTTCGCAAAGCGGGCAGACCGTTTTAAAGTTTTTTACTTCGCAAATGTAAATAAAAAAATGTATTATAAAAACATTTTTTAATTTATTTTAAAAATATTTTAAAACGTCAAATCATCGTGTTCTTCTTCTTTTGTCGTTGATTGTGGATTTGTTGTTGTTTGTTGTTTGTTTTGATATTCATCAACCGCACTTGTTGATTTTGGCGCTTGACCAACTTTTTCCAATTTCCAACCACGCAATGAATTGAAATATTTTTTTTCGCCTTGCGGATTGATCCATTCACGACCGTTGATGTTGATTGCAATTTTTACAACATCATCAAGTTTGTAATTATTTAATAAATCGCATTTGTCTTGCGTGAATTCTATCAATATTTTTTGCGGATATTGTTCATCCGTTTCAATTGCAACGTCTCTTTTTTTGAATGATGCCGAAATTTCTTTTACATCATCAATCAATATTAGTTTTCCTATTAAGTCCATTTTTTTAAGTTTCTTTTATTGAACAATATCCAACTTGATACGCTTGATATTTACAACCTGGTTGTTTTTCCATATCAAGATATTGTTGAAATGTCATTGTTTTTTTCTTTATAATTCCGTTTTGAAATCTGAAAACATCCACCATTGTTTCCGGCGGTGTTTTAACATACAATGTTTCTTTTTGCTTTTGAGTCAATTTACTTGCGGCCACCGTGAATTTTTGAAAGTTGATATTGTTTTGATAATTCCGGATTGTTTTCAAGTTCCAAATTATGTTCCAAACAACACCCGGCAAAATAACGCACATCAATTGTCAAAGGAATATTATTTTCACGTGCCCAATCATCGGCAAAACCAATTCGGCCCATTGTGTGTTCAATTGTTGTTGAATTGCGATTGCAACCATCAATGAAACAAATTTTGTTTTCTGGTTTTGACAAAAATTCAATTCTTAGAACTGTATATTTTGCATTGATGATTTTTTGTTTTTGCGAAATTTTGTTGATTGGTTTTCTTGGCTTATTATTCCAAACAATCGGTTTTTTTTCTTTTGGTTTTTCGCATTTCTTTTGACATTCAATTGAACAATATTTGTCGGTTGTTTTGAACAATTTGAATTCTTTGCGGCATTCCTGATTTTTACAATTTTTGTGCGTTTTTAGTTTCATAATATTTGGGCGGTTTCCCGCCCGTTTTAAATTATTTCAACTTTGTTTCATCTTTTTCCGTTCCTGGTTCTTTGAACAAATCCGGATTTTCTTTTTTCTTCAATTCGGTTTCGATGTCAAGTTGCAATTTTTTTGATTGAAAACGATATGCGTAAACTTCTTTTTTGATTTTTTCGCAAATTTCTTGAACTTCATTTTCGTAACCTAAAACATCTTTTCCGAATGTGATTTTGGAAACGGCCATTCCGATTGATCCACCTTTTGGAAGTTTCAATGAACCGGTAACCATTACGCCGTAAGTTTCGCCATCGCCTAAAAATGTAATCCCGTTTACATTGCAACGTGAAGTCGCTTCTTTGTGTCCGTCCATTGCCATTTTTAAAACATCCAAATCTTTTTTCGTGTGTTCACGTGAAAAATCCCATCCGTCTAAAATTCCGATTCTTTGGGCCATATATGGGGCCAATTCATCAAGTGATGCTTGCAAGTCCGGATGTGGTTGAACTTCGCCGATTTTTGTCAATTGCCCGGCATCATTTCCGGATTCGTGATGCGTAACGTCCGCACCATCTTTCGTGATTTTAACTTTGATTAAATCGAAATGTTGATATTCCAATTGTCTCAATTTTTGTTCTTCGTGTGATTTTGCCATTTTTAGCGATTTTTAAATTAAACAATTATTTATTTTTATGATGATTTATGCAATCATTTTTGTTTTCAAATATTAATTCGTGGCCGGTCAATTTTGTTTCAACATTGAGTGTTTTTGCTAATGATACAAATGAACTTTCATTTCCTTTGATAATCATAAAACCGGCACATTGTAATTTTTTGTTTTTATGACAAACAAACGAATGTTGATTTAATATTTCAATCATTCGATTTTCGCCCAACCAACCTTTCAAACTATCTTTTCTAAACGGACAATCTTTGCACGGTTTTTTACAATTTGGCAAATTCATTTTGATTGTGCTTTTATCGACATATCAAGTTGATATTGCATTGCATCACGCACGTTGATTATTGCATTAATTCTTTGATCTAATGATGTGATGAATTTTTTGCATTCACTTGGTGTCGTTGCAATATAATATCCTTTTCCGGTCGCAATCAAATTATAAATTAAATTATTAATTCTAATGTGATTTATTATTTTTCGCAATCGTGCCGGATCAATTTTATAGTTTGCACCTTTCATCAGCTTTATAATTTCCGTTGATGAAATTTGATTTGATTCGCCACGTTTGGTGTTGAATCCTTTTATAATCGCCGGAAGAAGTGTTTTTTCTTCATAATCGGTCAATTCGTGTGTTTGTTCTTCAAATCCGTCAATCATATCAAAAATCAATATAGTTAAACAATTCATCTTTTGTGAAATTGAATTTTGCATTTTCACCGTTATTTCTGAATAAAAATATTTCGTGAATTTCAAAATTTGCAATTACAATTTTGTGATTTTCGATTTTCATATTAACACATAATTCAACTGTTAAATGATAAACGTTTTCGTTATCTTCTTTGAAATAAGAATTCAAATTTACGAACTGAGTTTGATTGTTTTCAAAACTCACTTTATCTGGTAGGAATTCCAGATTTTCAAGAATTTTTGATTTTGTATTTTCCACGATAAAAAGTTTTTGTTTTGGCAAATGTAAATAAAAAAATGTATTTACGATAAATTTAAAATAAAGATTGTTGTGTTTGCTCCAGGCGTCCAATAATTTTCAATTCAATTGCGGGATAACCTTTTTTATATTTCATATTGATTTCATCAACAAATCGAACCGTGTCATCTTTTAAAACATTGATTGTTTTAATTTCATTGTCATATTTTTCGGCATTGATAATTTGTTTTGATGATGGTGTTTTCATTAAGTCAAGCAAAATTTTAGTCCAAAAATAAACTTTATTGTCAAGATCAAAATTGTCGGTCGGGAAATGATATGTGATTTCGATTTTGCATTTTTCAATTTTTGGAATTTCTTGAATGTGTTGCATCATCCATTCTTTAGCGAAATTGACAACTTTTGATTTTATAGCCCAATGTGTACCATCATAAAAAATATTTGCGGTCAAATAATTAACATCTTTTTCAATCAATTTTCCTTTTGAATCAAGTTTGATTTTTTTGTTAATCTTTTCATATTTAGTCGGCGGATCACGGAACATTTCGTGAAATAAAATATCATCCATTTGATTTGAATTTAAAATTTTTGTCATTTCTTAATTCAAGAAACTTTCTTTTTGTGATGACATTTTGTGCGATGTTCATCGTTGAATCACGTGTGATTTCTTTATATTTTTCTTCACGTTTGTTTTCACGCACAACCGGGATGCAACTTTTCATCAAGACTGAAATTGATTCACGAATTTGTTTTTTTTCCAATGAACGTGCCGCATCAAACATCGCATCATCAATTTCATCAAAATCGGTTGTTTTTAAATATTCGTTTTCCAACATAAATTTTTTCACAAATGACCAAGCGACTTCGCCCATATTTTGCAAATAATCATCGGATTCTATCAACAAATCATTCATAAATGCAACAACATCAATTTTTTCTTCGACTTTTGGTTTTTCAAGTTTTTTCCAATTTTCTTGAATTTCTTGTTGTGTCAATTTTCGTGTTGATTTAATTTGTCGGAATGAACCAGTTTCAAGAAAATCGAAATGTTCAAAATATACCATTTGCATAAATCTATCAGCAACACGGCCGTCATAATTTTTTGCGATTTCTTCAATTGTCAAATTCGTTGTTCCAAACGTGCGAAATCCTTTCGACACCCACCATTCATAACGTTTTAATAATACGAATCGAATGACATTCATTTTGTTGTTGTAATGCGAAAAAAATTTGTCATCGCCTTCATCGCCTATGTCATCAATAAATAAATTTTTTACTTTTATGAATTCCAAAAGTTCTGCTTCGCCTTTTTCTTTGAAAACATTGACCAATTCTTTTGCACTTGTTTTTTTGAAAATATATTGGTTTCTTATTCTGAAATGTCGATGATGAACAACATCGAAAAAAAATGATTTACCGACACCATATTTTTTGTTGAATGCAATTATCCCACGATTATAATCAACTTCGGGATCATTATTGAAATTATAAATCACATCCAAACAAAATGTAAATGTTTTTTCAATTGTTGGCGATGTAATGAATTTTTTAACAAAAAACATTTCAGCTTCATTAATAAATCTTTTATACGAATCTTTCATTTTATTTCAAATTTGGTTCATCGGACGGTGCAAATACAAAATTATTTGATCCGGTTGTTAATGTTGAATTTTGAATTATATCGGTTGATTCAACCAAATATGAATCCATTTTATTTCCAAACAATGTTTCTGGCCGGATGTATTTTTTCATTTTTTCATCATTTGACCATTTTATTATTGCAGCATCAATGACTTTTTTAAAATCATCAATTTTGAATCCTTCTTTTATTCTGGCTTTTATTGGTGTTAAATTTCCGTTTGTCAATTTAAAACCTTGGCCACCTCTTTTTTCATTCAAGTATTTAATCACATCATCTGGAATCGTTGGTAAATCAATTTCTTCAAACAATGTCGGTTCCGATTCTTGGAACAATGATATTTCTTTATTATCATTTTTATTATTATTTGATTTATTATTATTTGTTTGAACTATTTCTTTTTCTTGTTTTGAATTTGTTTGAATCCCAGTATTTAAAAATATTAAAATCTTGTTTTCAACAACTTTGAAATGTAGTTTTGCGGGAATTCCTTTCAACTTAGTTTCAACATATCCGACATCATTCAATATTTTTAAACATCGTTTTTGTGCGTGATAATTCAATGATGTTGATGATTCTATGTTTTCCGATGTGTTATAAAAATAACCGTCATCATCAAGTTCATTTCTTGTTTCAAAATAAGAATGTTTGTCAATTAAATCGGCCAACAAAACGGCTGGTTCTATTCCGATATTTTTTGCAATTTCTTTGTTGACTATCCAAAACGCACTTTGTCCAAGTATTTTTTGTAAAATCATCAATTATTTATTTATAAGTTCAATCGCTAATTTAACACGATTTTCAAGAAACATTTTGTCTTCAACCGGAACTTCAAAACGAATGACATTGATGTTTTGAATTCCAGATTCTTTATAAATATATGGCAACTCATCTTCTTTTGCACGACCAACTAACCAAAACGGTTCCGCAAGTTGACTGTTATACAATTTGATTTGTTCCAATTCTTCATAATATGGCATAAACACAATCAATTCGGCATAACGTGCTTTTAATATTGATGCGTTACTCACTAATTGCCAATAGTATTTTTCGCCCTCTTTTGATTGTTTTCGGATTGATTGTATTATTTCATTTCCGTTGATTGTTTTCTTCTTAGAAACGTTCAAACCGTCAAAATCATACAAATCTTTAACCAAGTTGTAAAATGCTTTTCGTGTCAATGGACATTTTATGTCCGTGATTGTATCAACTTTTTTGTCAACTTCAATTTTTCCGTCCGGCGTTCCAACCCATTCCGGAAATTTCGGGTGTTCAAATGTTACATCGGATTGAAATTGATATTTAAAACCCAATGAATCGTGAACAATTTTTTCGCAAAGTTTGCCCCACGAAAACGCCATTACTTCAACACTGTTTTCAAGTCGTTGTTTAAAAAATCTTTCCATTCTGCATTCTTCAACGTATGTGAAAAATGGTGCGCCTGGTTCGCCTTTGCTTCTTCCGTTTGATGTCAATGCGACAATATCGCTTGATGTGCATCTTCCAATTCTAATGTTTGATAAATTTCCCACGAGTTTAATGTTTTTATAAGTTTCTTAAAAATTTTAATGTTTTATCATACGATGTGATTTCTTTGTTTTCGATGATTCTTTTGATGTGTTCAAAATCATCGGCCGGAATCAATGTTTCTTTTTCCGAAAACAATTTGTCAAGTTCTTTTTCTTTGGCTTCATCATCTTGAATGATTAACGGTTTCACACTCCAAATATCCGATTTAAAAGCATTAGTTGAATTCTTTTGTTTTCCCAAATATTCAATTCTTAACGGTGTGCCGGCAACTATTTTTCCGGAATTCATAGCACTTTGTAATGATGCAACTAATCGTTTTGAACCATTTCGGAATGTTTTCAATTCGCCGGTTTCTTTTTGTTCTAAAAATATGATGCACGGAAGTTCGATTGTTTCGCCAGTTTGTTCATCGGTATAACTTGAACTTTTAATGTCTTGGAAGAAACACAATTTTGTTTCGCCCTCTTTTTCCGGCGTCCAATATTCGCTGGTTAAATCAATTGGCAAAATCTTTGCACCTTGCAAATTCGGCAATTCTTCAAGTAAATCATAAGATTGAATTTCCGATGATGTTTTTTTTACATTTTCCATTTTAATAATTTTTTAAGATTGTTTTTATAATTCCGTGGCCAAAATATAAAACGGCCAACACGATCCACACGATGCAAAAAATATCAAATTTTGAATATTTTTTTGATTCATTATTTTTCATTTGAAACAAATTCGTTCAATTTACAATTTCCGATTTCCATCAACATTTGAAGTCTTTGAACAACATTTGGAACTTTGCCGCTTTTCCAATCCGTGAACAATTGCGGCGTAACGCCCAATTTTTCCGCAAGCAATTTTCTTGACATTTGCGGATGAACCGTTGGATTTGCTTTGTTCCATTTTTCAATGATAACATCAACATCAATAATTGTTTTCACTTCTTTTTTTTCTTTAATTTTCGACATAATTTTTGATTTTAAATAATTATTAATTGTTTTTACTATAGTCAATTTCTAAACTTGACAATGGTTTGTCAAAATTTGGGTCTTTGCGATCCACAAATTTTGTTTCTTTTTTCATTGATGAAATTTCAACTATTTTTGGAAATCCATCGGCTCTTGGCGGGTTTAATTCTGCAATTGTTTTCACGATAAAATGTTTTTTGTTTCTGCAAATGTAAATAAAAAAATGTATTACGCAAACATTTTTTTATTTTTTTAATCACAAAAAAAAACGCCATTCTTTCAAATGACGGTTAAAAAACTTTTTTATAGACTCGTGAAAATCTTTTGCAAATATAAATTATTTATTTAAAAACGGAATTTTTGTCCGTGTGATGTGTAAATAAATTGATAATGCAAGTAAAATTGACAATATAATTATGATGATCCACAAATTGAAAATTGATGTTGTTTTTTCTTTTATTGTGTTTTTATAATTTTTTTCAATTTCATTTTTTTCATTCTGCAGCAACTCAAAATCTTTGTATAATGCAATGAAACTTTTTTCTTTTTCTTCGATTGTTTTATTCAATTCGTTTTCGGTTGTGTGAATCATCACTTCGCCGTTTCCGTTGATTTCGATTTCATTTTGAATTTGACCATTTTTTTTGGTGTTCATTTTGAATGGTTCAAATTTTCTTGTTATCGAATCGAATTTTGGTTTGTAAACAACAACGGTTTCTTTTTTGGTTGATGATTCATTTTCAGTTGATTTTTTTTCATTATCAACTTTCAATTCTTCTTTTTGTTTGACATCAACATTCAATTCTTTGTTTTCGGTCGTTTTTTCATCGGTTTGTGATGTTTTTTTCTTTGAAGCGCATCCAATTATCAAAATTGAAATAATCGCCGTTAAAATAAGTTTTTTCATTTTTTTAATTTTCATTAGTTGATATAAATCCGGAATCACTCACATTTATAACACGGATGTTTTCCGGTTGTGATATTTTCCATTTTGTTCTTGATATTGAATTGCATCGTTTTTTTTCAATTCGTGTGATGCAAACCATATTTGATTGATTTCCGCCCAATACGTGATAACACGTTTTGTCTTCGCCAACATAAATTCCAACGTGGCCGCCGCCGTTTCTTTTGAATGTTAAAACATCGCCAAGCATTGCGACTTTTTGTTTGGTTCCAAATTTTGACCAATTCAACGCCCACAATGATTCTTTTGCGGTCAAACCAGTTTCAATATTTGCTTTTTTACATACATACGCAATGAACAATCCGCACCAAGCGATTTCATCATTTGTGTATATTTTTTCAATTCCAAGTTCTTTGGCCCATTTCATAATGGTTTCGGAATTTTTAACGCCCACAATTTCTTTTGTGCCAATTAAATTTCTGGCTTGAATCAATATTTGCGGCGATGGTTCTTTTTTTAAATAGTCGTAATTCATTTTATTCAGATTTTGGATTTACAATTTCTTCATCAACAACTTCGGTTTCTTCGATTTTTTCATTTGGTTCCGATTCCAATATTTCAAATGATTTGTCAATTTTATCAACAATTCTTTTTTCAAACAAATTCAAAATGTTATCGAAAAATTTGAAAAGTCTTGGTTTATATCCATATCGTTTCAAATGATTTTCGCCGATTGAATGAACTTCAAAACCGCAAGCCAATAACCAAACTGAACCTTGAAACGCAATAAATATTTTATACAAAAATGAAAGATCAATAATTTCAACCATCAATGATGTAACACCTAAAAGAAACGACATCAACAACACGCCAAGAAGTTTCCACAATGTGCGATATAATTTATATGATTTGACATACGGTTTTTTTGGATCACGGAATTTCATCAAACTTTCGTGTCGTGCAACTTGCAATCCCGTATGTAAATCGGCTAATAAAAAAATCACATACATTAAAGTTCCAACGGCGAAAATCACAATCGGAACAATGATATGTTTCAAATCGGTTCCTTCCATTAATTTTTTCAAATAAAACGTTGTGCCACCACTTAATGCAAATGAAATAATGGCCAAACTTCCTTTTTTGAAAGTTGCCATTTTGTATAATGCTGCAAATGCTACTTTGAAAACCATCTTATTAAATTAATTAAAGAAATTAATAAAATGCAAGTCAAAATGATTGGTTGCAACATTAACAAATAATTTTCAGGCGTGAACTGAAAAACTAATGCGATTATTGATATAAAAAAAACAAAACTCAATAACACACTAACAATTTTTGTGTCCAAACACGATGTGTAACGAAATGATTTGAAAACAAAAAACAATGAAAAAATAAAAAGTTCAACACTACAGAACAACGGAAAATAAAATTGTTTGTAATCTTTTGAACTCACATAATCTGGTAAAAAAAACGATACGGCTTCAAACAAACAAACAACAAAAATGACTAATGCCATCATTGTTGTTAATAGGTTCATTTTGTTTTTTTTGATTTCGTTGATTTTATAAATCAACTTTCCTAAATAATCATCCGGGATTCTTGGCATAATTTTAATTTTTAAGTTAAATAAAATTTCGTTTTAAATTGTTATCAAATTTATCTTCAAACACCAAATTTAAACGTGCTTTTCTGGTTTTCACGCCGTATGTGGTCCCATCATTCGATGATAATTTTACGCCAAATTTAACATAATTATATGAATGATTGTTTAAATTGTAATCGTTCAAATAAATATCGTTTGCAAACAACATAAAATCAAGTATTTCGTAAGTTACACAACTTGGAATATAATTTGTTTGAAATTTATATTCGTTCTTTTGTGTCATTGAAATTTGTCGTTTATGATAATCACGACCAATCAAATTATCTTCTTCAAATGTTGGTTCACGTCGACCGAAAAAGCCCGGAACTCGCATTGAATGCTTCCATCCCGTGCCCTTAAATTCAACATTTTCTTTTTCTAATCGGCCATTCATCACAACATCAATTCTTGCGGTTTTATCGGCGATTGATGAACTGTATTGTTTCAACGTGAACGTGATTGAATTTGTTTCAACCAAAACACCTGCAATGTTTTGTCGTTTGATGATTTTATAATTGCCTTCGCCAAGTGTGGCCAATACTCTTTTCCATTCAATTTTATATCCTTTTAAATTCACATTTGTTGGAAAATATCCAAATCCGAAAAATTGGCCATATGTTCCACTATTCAATGGATATTCCGTGGCGTTTTCGTGTCGATACAAAACAAAATCGCACGTTTCCGATGTCAATTGTCGTTGATGATAAAAAGCCGAATAATCGTTTTTAAAATCATTTGAAGAATTTGCATCAGCCAAAACAATATGTGTATAACAACATTCTTTAAAAACAATGTCCGGGTCTTCGCCTGGTTCCGGAATATTCACACCAATTGCATAACTCAAAGTTCTTTCCTTATATTGGCAATTTGTCGCAATATTACACATAAACGATTCGGTGTTTACATATACTATTTCAAGTAGTTCTTGATTATTCATAATTTCAATCTTTTTATTTTAGTTTCAAATATTTTTTTTAATTCCGGATCATTCGTGTTGTTAAAAATAAATTCATAATGATTAATCAATGATTTTTTTGTTTCATATTTCACATTATCAATTTGAATAAATTCCGGAAGTTCATTTTCAATAAATATGTCAATTTGACATTTTTCTTTTTTTATGAATGCACGTTTGCCGCTTTTACTTAATATTGATTTTGTTTCAAATTCATTTATTTTTCCGAATTTTTCCAAACCATTTAATGACAAAACAACAATGTCAATGTCATTCGTTGTTTTCTTGGTGCCGTGAATAATCTCAGCAACACCACCAACGAAAATGATGTTTTCGTTGGTTGTTGCAATTTCTTTTATTAACTTGAACATTGTCCACCAGTTGGTGTGCAACTTCCTTGACCATTAACCGAAATTATTTGTGTTGCACAAATTAAAACGTTATTTGCATTAGTCCACCACAATTGCAAATATTGATAAGTTCCGTTACAATCAAAATATTCAACTTGAATGTCTTCGCCGGAAGTGGTTGGCGGCGTAACAATGTATTCATCACATTGCGGCGACGGCGGCGTGTCTTTCGTATATTGTAAAATATTAGAATAAACGATATTGTTTAAATTGTCAATTCCTTTCAATCTGAATTGATTCAATCCAATATTTAAAACGAAATTTTGTGTTGAACTCGTTGCAGCAACATCATCAATCCAACCAGAACCGAAATTTCTTTGCCATTGATTGCCCGTTGTTGGGTAGTTTTGCGTTTGAATCAAAATGATTTCATTATTATTTTGACCACTTCGATTTTCAATTGTTTGCGTGTCATTCCAAACGATTTGAACAAATTCGCCGGACGGTTGAATTGGTTGTGGACATATTCCCGAAAAATTCCAACCAGTGTTTCCAATCACGCCCGTAACTGTAACAATCGCATTTGTTGGATATGGTGCATTTTTATTGAACAATAATTGTCCGGCACCATTTCCAGGATGCGGCGTTGTGTTTATCTGAGACATCGGAACACCTGCATTGATTAAATCTTGATTGTATTCATTACAACCAACATAACCAGTTGAAACATTTTGACCATTCCACGATATTTCAAATTTGTCCGGAATATGTGCGGCGTTGTATGCAATGCCGGCCATTCCAATATCCGTGCCAAAATTTATTTCAAATGAATATGAACCGGCCGCACCGTTGAAATTTAATGAACCGTTGCAAGGAATTGATGTATCTTCTTTTGTTTCTGGTGTTATTCCAGTTAAAAAACCGTTTGTCAATTGATCTTGCGGTTGTTGGTTTTGACCAATTTGATTGATGAAATAAAATTGTTTTTGACATTTTTCGGCGTCCCAAATAATGAAATATTTACGAAATGAAGTTGGATTTGTGAAAAGTTGTGAATTTGTTTGATTAACAACAACATCACATTCGATGAATAAATTTTTTGTATAATCAATATCAATGAAGTAAGCGCCTTTTTTTCTTTGCAAAAGCCCATTGTATATTTCTGGTTTTTCAAAACCGATGTTCATTATTCCGGAACCAAAATTTTTACTTCCGATTGTGCCAATTGGTTTTCCGCCGTGAAATGAATTAATCGTGTCAAATATCAAACCAAATTCATCTACAAACGGATTGAATGTATTTTGATTTGAGGTTGCTGCAATACGATTTCCGCCGTCAATTTCCGCCGTTGCATATTTCCATTGTGCAATTGGATTTCCGCCCAAATTAACCGTGTTGTGTGCGAAAAATGCCGGTGTCAATGTTTCAACATCATCAACTTTATATTTCAACAATCTTAATCCGGCGCTTTGTGCCGTGATTGCATTTTGAAAAAATTCATCAAAAACAAAATATGTTCGCACATTTTCTTCACAAAAATTAAAATCCCAAACATCAAGTTTTGTCAATCGAATTTCGTTTTGATAACCTTGCGGCGTTTTGATTTTTATTGAAACATTTCCGGTCAATTGGTCATATTCATACGTTCGATCCAAACTATATTTCACAATTTGACCGGCCGAAATATTATCAACATAAACGGTTGATTCGCCGATTAAATTCAAACCGTTCCATATTTGAATAATAAAATTTACAGTATCAACACCGGTTGTTGTTGGTCTGAAAATTTCAAGATTCAATTTATATCGTAAACGATTATTTGTGATGTCAATTGAACCAAGTCCACGACTAAACATTGAAATTGTTGTGTCGGGTCTCAAAACAAGTTTGTTGTTTTCTGTTAAAATTGGATTCGATGAATTGTTGAACCAATTTATTTCATCAACAATTTGCGAAAAATCGAATGATGCAATATTGTTTATATTTTCATTATACATAATTAATTATTTTATGCAACAAAATTAAATAAAAACAATTTAATAAATTATTTTGGAAGGTTAATAAAAAAGCACGATAAAATCGTGCTTATTACAAATCCGATAAAATCGGATTTATTACAAAACCGATAAAATCGATTTTATTATTCTTTCTGAAATGTTATCCTGTTATATGCTTCACTTGAAATATTCGCAAAAGGTGCATCAAATTCTTTAATTGCTTTAAAATATAAAAGTGGTTGCGATGCAAATGTACCAAAATTATTTTGAATTTCTAATTTTAATCTAAAATGAACAAAAGTTTTATTATGATAAAAATTAACTGTTTTAGATTCCATAGATTGAACCGTTGATTGGTTTAAACCTTTTTTTGTTTTAAATGCTCTTTTTCCACTTCCACAACATCTATAAAGTTTTGAAGCTAAAATGCCCCCATCAATTCTACCACTACTAAAATAATTTTCAATATTTATATTAAAATATTGTTCTTCATTTAATATTTGATGTTTTACAATTCTTGTAAATTCTTCTTCAATATTCAAATTATTGTCTTTGTTGACTATTAAAATTGAATTTGTTGATTGTAATTTATAATTGTTTAAACTTAAAAATTTATTTCCTTTCAATCCCGTTCTTTTTGCGGGTGTATATCTCTCAATTACTAACTTTGGATTAAAATCTTTTATTTTTTCAAAATTCTTAACTTTTATACCTAAAAAGCTACAAAATAACTTAAAAAGTATTAATTCATTTGGGTCTGAATTTGGAATCCCATATTCAACAAACGTTGCACAATTAATTTCATTGTATTTGTCGTTTGAGTTTGTCAAACTGAATTTGTTTCCAGTAAAGAAATCAATTTCAACATTATTAAAATAATCAATGTTTTTGATTAGTTCTAAAACACAAATTTTTGATTCATTGGCTTGATATGTGTAATTGATATTATTTGCGTTTGGCGTTACATCAATTTGATAAATTTCATTATTGTTATTGTCATTCGCTGCAAAAAAAGATTTAAAAACAAAATAACAAGAACGACCAACGTAATCTTTAAAATGAATTAAATCGCCACTTGACAAAGTTTGCAAAACAATTCCGAAATCATTCAAATCGTTTGTCAATTTTGATGTTATAATTCCAAGCCCGTTCACATCATTCAATGCACCGTTTAAAAATAATTCGCCTGGATTTGCAACACCTTGATATGTGGCTTTTGCCGTGAACGGCGAACCAACATATTTTCCTTGTTTTGACATAAATTCAGTTACATAATCATTGTGTTTTTGTGCCAATATTTGACCAATTCCGGCGTTTGGATCAATTGCAATGTCCAAATTTTGTTTTAAAATATCAAAGTTATCCATTTTTAATTTTTTTGTAAAGTTAGTATTTATTTTTATTCGTATTTGTCTTCATAACGTGATTCATATTTTCCAAATTCAAACGAACCGCCGTTTGCAAAACAACCAACACGGCCCGTGATTCGATAACGAATTGCATCATCCAATAAATCCGGATCAATCAAACATTTTGTCGTTAATCTTTTCAACGTTGCATCAACTTCAATTTTCAATTTTGTTTGACCTGGTAACGGAATCAACGGATTGTCATTTTCTGAACCCCAAACCGATGATAATTGTCGCATTTGCATTATTCCGGCGCCTTTGTCAATTTCAATTGTTGCAGTTGCATAAACATTAGTGATGTCCCACGTGCCGCCGTCCATAATTTCATATTCAATTTCAAGTCGTGTTGGTTCGTTTGAAATAATCACGCCAAGTGGTCGCCCGCTTATTGGGTCCGTTCCAACATTTAACAACGTATTATCGGAATCACGATAATAACGATGTTGTGTTGAAATCAATTGATTCAAATCATAATCTTTGAATTTGAATTTGAATTTATTTTTATAACGTTTCAATTCATTATTTTCAACCGCATCAATTTCAGTGTAAAAATTCATTTGCCATCCGATGGTGTTTAAATAATGAATCCAATCATTGTGAAAACCATTATTTAATTCAGTCGCACTGAAAAAATCATTCGGCATTCCTGGAAAGTTAATCCAATCTTCATAACGAATTTTAAATGCGTAAAATGCTAAATATCCAAAACGGCCGCCAGAATCAAGTGATGGTTCACGATTTATTTTCAACCAATTTTTGTTGTTTCCATTTTCCAATTTGAAACCTCTTGTTTGATTCAAATTGAATTGCGGCACACCGTTTGCATCATCGAAAAATTGTGTCATATCAACATCGAATTTTTCCAATATTTTTTTCACGCCGGTACTTGGATTGTATATTTCAATCGCAAATCGCATTTTTTTAAATTCGGTTGTGATTGGGTCCAATTGAAATGGTAAACGACACAAAACATCATCTTGAACAAATCCGTCATATTCATCAACACCAATTGCATTTTCATCAAATGGATGTTCTAAAAATGCGTTTTGAATGTATGGATATGGACCCGCCGGCGGAACCGTTTTAATCATAGAATTCAAATCGACTAATAATGAAACACGGTCGGAAAAATTACGAACCAATGTTTGATCCGCAACCGATAACCACAATACATATTTTCGGTCATCATCATTTCGTGCATCAAAAAATAAATAAAAATTCGGATTTGGTGTGAAAATAATTTCAAATGAAATTTTTCCGCCGCCAATATCCGTAAATTTTACATTTTTAGTGTCGATTGATGCACTATTTAAACCACCGCCAACATTTGTCAATGGATAAAATGTCCCGACTTTGAAACCGTCCGTTGTTGTTCCCGTGTTCATAAATGTATTTTGATAAAACGGCGTTTCTTTGTTTTTATAATCTTCTTCAAATTTTGGAACCCAAATGAAACCAAAACCACATTCAGTATTTGTGTTAATATTTTGAACACCGGAAACAATCCCTTTCACTTTTGTTGGTGCAAAATAATCAATTGCATCAACCGGATTTCCATTGTCATCAAAATACTGTAATGATTCAATAACAAAATTATTTTCAAGTTCATTATAATTTTCATCGAACCAACCGGTGTTTCCAAGTCGGGCCGTTTTTTTCATATCATTTTGAATCAATGTGTTTGGATTGTTCCATTTTGGATAAAATAATATTTGAAAATTATCAGTCAACGAACCATCGCCAAGTAAATAATCCGGCATTTGATGATCCGTAAAATTTGAAATATTTTCAAAAAATGATGAAATTAAATATTGCAATTCAAATTCGTATTGATAAACATTTTGTGATCCTGATTTTAATCCAAGGCGCTTAACATTTACAGTTAGCACACTCATTCCGGATTGCATACCGACCGCATTCATTGATGAATTAATATTTACGGGTTGTGATTTTACATTTGGTTGAACAAACATTGTTGTTGTTCCGTCAATAAACGAATCAAGTGATGAATTTTCAGAATTTTCATTTGAAATGTGTCCGTATATTATTCTGCATCCTTCGGGTTCAACATTGGCCCACATTTTAACATCAAAAATTCGTTGATTTCCACGGTCGTATGGATGTGTTTCAGTTGGTAAATTACTATAATTTGCAGTGTCCCAACCCCAAGGCAAAGGCAAATCGTAAGCCATTGATGAAACTTCCATCACATCATTATACAATTGTAAAATTGTTGATGTTGATTTTAAAATAACATTCCAAGCATCGGAAACATAATGAAATTGATATGTAACCGTTTGACCAATATCAAACCCGTAATCCGACCATTTTTTGCCGCTTGTTAATTTGAATGTTTTGTTGGTTGTATTCAATTCTATAGTTTCGGCATTTGTTGCATAAAAATCAACGGATGCCTCACATCCGATTTTTAACGTTTGCCATTCGCCAACATTTCCCAACAACCAATTTGTGGTTCCGGATGTGAATATTTCGTTATAAATTCTATTTGTTACCTTGACCATTTTTGATAGTATTTAAAAGTTCTTGTACCGCTTTTGTGTCGCCGTTTTTTGCTAATTGAATAATTTTTGCAGTTTTATTTTTTATTTCTTCAATTTTTGGTTTGTCGGATTCCGGCGCTTTTCTTAATGTTTCCGCCATTAATTCATCTAATAAACTCATTGATTTTGACAATTCATTTGATGCTGCTTGCGATGATTTTAAAAGTTCATTTATAAATTTACTCATAACAATTCAATTTTAAGATTGTTTGTATATTTCTTTTTAACACGATAATCAAGTTTTGCTTTTCCACGATATGGATTGTAAACAACTTTTTCAATTTGATATTCATTCCCTTGAGAATCAACCGCATTATTATTGTCCAAAATTAATGCAAAATCTTGTATTGTCATTCCTACCGGTTCATCTTTATATCTATAAAATTGATTGTGAACGCCTTGATATTCTGCAAATGAATTTATAAAATGATATTTGTCCCACAACAAACGTGAATCAACCAATTGTCGTTGGTTGTTTGCCAATTTGTCGCCGTTCATCACAACAACTTTTCCAACTGTTAAAAAATGTGATGACAATAATAATGAACCAATTCGATTTTCGATTTGTGATGCAAAATTTGTTCCGCCGCCAAATATCCCCGTAATATTATCAACTAATTGACCAAGAAATTTCAATATTTCTTCGACCGCAGTCAATCCGGTTTTTTCTTTTCCGATTGAAAACGGAATTGAAATTTGGGCTAAATTTTTAATATTTACAAATTGTGGATTGATTGTTGTTAATGGTGTTGTTATCGCTTGAAAAACTCGGCCGGCTTGGTCATCAAGTGTGTTTTGGTCTTGAATATCATATTGCCAAAATATGTTGTAATTCGATAACATTTCATTTGTGTTGAATTGAAATTGTTGCAATTTTCTTTCTTGATTGGAAAAGAAATCCGGCATTTGATACGTGGACGGCGTTTGAAACGCATCTTTTCTTTCAAATAAAAATACATTGTTTATTATTCGATAATCGGCATTGAACATTTCTTTCATCGTTCGGATCAAATCGCCTGGTGTGTAAATTGGGCCGGCATTACTTGGATAACCATATTCACCAGATTCGCCGCCTTTTCGGTCTTTGTTTGGAATGCAAACCCAATCTTTCAAATCATTTTGCAACAATGATGATTGAAAACCAAGGCCCAAATATTGACACATTTTTTCGGTCATTTTTAAAAATGTCATTCCTAAATGATAACGTTTTTTAGGCATCAATTGTTCAAACAATTCTTCGATTAAATTTTTCATTGCAATAACAATCGCAATTGTATAAATGATTCGTGCAACGACCTCAAGTGCTGCATAAACATAATCGCCCAAATCCCACGCCGTAACGACACCGGCACCAAGTCCAACGGAAACACCAATGACAGGTGTTGATGCGTTCACAATGATTGCGATTGCTTTTGCGATGTTTTCAATGTTTTCAATTAATTCTTTAGTCATCATATAAATTGACATTGACAAAACAATTAATTGCATCCCGTCCGGAACATAATTGATGACATACGGAACACGTACAAAATCGCCGTCCGTTATAATTCCTTGGTCATACAAATATGCAAATGAAAACGCATCGGCGACATCATTCAACCAATCATCGCCTTTTTCTTTTTTCAAAGAACACACGATTTCTTCGCCGCCAATCACGGTCATTTCTTCGGTCATATCTAAATAACCTTTGAATTTGAATGTTGGATTTGTGAGTTCGCCAACTAAAATTTCATACGGAACGCCCTCAAATATTCCAACGCCGCCGGTCATTCCATTCAATGCACGTTGTTGTAAATATTCATTTGCTTCATTTACAAATGCCAAATCCGACACATTAATTGCGCCGGATTCTTTTTTATTTAACCAATCAACTGTAATTTCAAGATCACGCCAATTTCTTGGTTCGCCAAGGTCTTGGCCATTTATTAAGTGAAATATATTTGCCATAATTAAAAACGTTTTTTTCTAAGTTGATAATGATTGCGAACGGTTTTATTTTTCGATTGAACTGTTTCAACAAATTCCAAAATATTGTCCGATAATTTCAAAACATCTAAATTTTGAACCGGTTTTTTTTCAATTGCATTTTTCACATCACGCATTTCGTTAATCAACATCGAATCACTTGATGATTTCGGAACAATCATTTGAACAAATTGTTCACGTTGACCGGAAAAGAAATTTGAATCAACTTGACCAAGTCCGGCTAATTCTTTCATTTTATAAAAATTATCTTTTCCAAGATTTGCCATTTCACGCTTCGACAAAATGCCTTCTTGACCCTCAACCAAAATCGGAATTCCGCCGTGTTTTCCATTATGTGAACGGCCACGAAATATTCCATTTGATGGCAATTTGTCTTCTACAACACCACCATCGCCGAATGATGCCGCAATTGATTCAAGAATTGCAAAATCCCGTAATGCTTTCAAAATTGGGTTTTCATCGCCTTTGTTTGAATAATTTGTGTATGATGTATAAAGCGCTTTTATTTTTTCAAGTCGTTCTTGTTTCTTTTGGCTTTTTATCAATTCGGCTTCACGATCCGCCAATGCACGTTGTTCAAACGCAAGCGTGTTTTGCATTCCGTTTTTCGCTCGTTCTTCTTGTTTGTCAACCATTTCGCCTTGTTTGTCCACAAGTTTTTCTTGACTTTGAATGATTTTCGCATTCACTTCAAGTAATTTATCTAAAATCAAACCGATAATGTTTTGAATGTTTTCGACAAATTTTTTATATTCAAGTTCGGCTTTTTCGTTGTTTTCTTTTATCTGGTTCAATCGGTCATCCAAATAACCTTGTTCAATTTCTTTCAACAAATCTTGTTTTTCTTGCAACAATTCGATTTCACGTTGTGAACCTTTTTCAACGGTTGTTAATTCTTCATTGATTGCCGCAATACGGTTTGATTTTCGGTTTAAATCGGCATCTTCAGAAATTGATGTGCGTTCTTTTTCAAGTTCCGCAAGTTCTTTCATTATTTTATCACGGTCCCGTTTTGAAATATTGTATTTATCAATCGCATTTCCTTTTTTGTCATACGTTGTTGTTTTTGATTTTTCCAATAAATCATTCAATTCACGAACCCTGGAGTTGATGCGTTCCAAATTTGAAAGTTCCAAACCACCAACGGCAAAATCATTTTTCAATTGTTTGAAATTAATCCCAGCCAAAACAAGTTCTTTATTTAATTCACTAAAATCTTTCACGCCGTTTCTTGTTTCAACCATAAATTCACGAAAACGATTAATGTCAACTTGATTAATCCCAAAACCTTGTAATTGTTCATTTAATTTCACAATATCATTAACCGCCAATTCAACATCATTAACTAAAACTTTAAAATCGCCGTTTTCATCAAATTTTATTTTGAATTTCAATTTCAATCCCATATTTGCCGCTTCTTTCGTAAATTCATCAAGTTCACGTGATGCGTTCGCACGAAATACCAAAATGAAACGATTAAATTCATCAACACGTTTTTTGAAATTTCGTGTGATGTCATTCACGTATTGTTCACTAATATTTTTTTCGGTGTCAATCAAATCAATTAATAAATCCAAATTTTGTTCAAAAATATCACGATTGATTTCACGTTGTTTTTTGGCGTTTTCTTCTTTGCCAAGTGCCAATTCATTTTCCGCTTTTATAACTTCTAAAAGTGCGTTTTGTTGTTCATCAATTAATTCATTTGAAATTTCCAAATCGACACCACGTTGTTGTGCTAATTTTTGAACTTGTTCCGCAAATGCCACGCCCTCGGCTTGCATATTCAAACTCGATGCCTCAACAACATTCGCCAAAACATTTTGTTTTACTTTATTGTTTGCGACATCAAGTTGTTTTTTGGCGATTTCTAATTGTTTTTGATTCAACAACGTTTGTTGTGTCAATGCAAGTTTAGCATTATACAATTGCGTTTTTAATGACCTGGTTGAATCATCCGCACGTAATTGTGTGATTGCCAATTTTCCATTCAATCGTTCAACTTCACGTGATAAACGGCGCACTTGGTCTTCGATTTTAAATGCTTTGTCAATATATTCCAATCCTTGCACAATCGCTTTCGTTCCGTCTTTGAACGCTTCGCCAACATCTTTGAATGTTTTTTTCAATTTGTCGCCGGCATCGGAAAAATCGCCACTAAAAAAATCAATCAACGCACCGCCAACACCTTTGATGATTGTCAATGAAACTTTTCCAAACGTGATGAATGCACTTGATAATGACATCATAACTTTTTCCATACGAACCGCACCGGCACGTGAACTTCCAAACAATGATGATAACGCCGCTAATGCAACCAAGATCAAACCAATCACGGACGCTTTCAAAACTTTGTTCAATTTACCGAATGAAATTGAAAATTTTTGAAGTGCATTTGCATTGTTCCCAAGCGCTTCTTCCATTTCTTGAATTTCTTGTTTTGATTTCATCAATCCGCCAAGTAATCCATCAAGTGCGGCATCAAGTCCCGCAATATTTGTTTTAAATAAATTTGATGATTTTAAAGCGTTGTTAATGGCTTCTTCATAATTTCCGATATTGATTTTGTTTTGAATAAATTTATCACTGTTATCGCTTAAAATGTCGGTCAATTCATTTATTTCATCATTGAATGCTTTTATTTTTTCGGCTTCGGCTTCCATATCCAATGATTGAACCACGACACGCAATGCGGCGATTCGTTCACGCACATCATTCAATGTTTTCGCCTCTTCTTTTTGCAAAACAATATTCGCTTCAATCAATTTTTGTTCCGCTTTTGAAACTTGATTTAATGCCAATAATTCTTTTTGTTGTTTGTTGATTTCGGCGGTTAATTCTTTCATCATTAATTTCGCCCGACCTCTTGCAATTGCGGCATCTTCTACAGAAACGGCACCGGTTTTTTCAAGTTCATTAACCGCTTTCAATGCGACTTTGTGTTGTTCCAATTGAACAAATAAATCATCAAGTGCTTTTGTTGATTCAACTTGCGATTTTTTGCTTTGTTTTCGTGCCTTGATTTCATCTTTGACACTATCGGTCAATTCATCATTTGCTTCGGTTAATTTTTCCGTTTGTTTGGCTAATTTTTTTTGTGCATCGGCGTATTCTTTTGAAATCTTTTCAAGTTCGGTTTGTGCTTTTGCGTATTTTTCCGACATCGCCAACATATCTTCCACCAACGTTTCATATTTTTTGAAACCTGCGATGTCATCGAAATTGAACGCTTCGGAAAATTCTTTTTTTATTCGTTTTGCATCAGCAATCAAATCATCGCCAAGTTTTGCAAAATCGCTTTTCACTTTGTCCATTCCGCCGTCATCGTTGAAAAACTCGGAATAATTAAATAAAATACTATCCATTTTAATTTTTGTTTTTTGAATGTTTTTCTTTCAAATGTTCAACGGTTGAGTAAAATGTAAACGTTGATATTTCTTGCAAATTTTGACCGGTCAATTCCGTTACAGCAATTCCGAATTTTTGAAAATCAACTTCAAGTATTCGTTCCATATTGTCATCTTTCCAAACGTTCCAAATATTCGGTTTATCATTTTCAAGAATTTCTTTTTCCAAATCATATAAATTTTGATTCACGGAATCAGTTTTTAAAATGATTTTGTCAAGCATCGCATCAATTCTTTTTTTTCTCAATGCGGTTTGTTCTTTATTTCCGTTTTTTGGAAAATACATTGGAAAATAAACGACCAATTCGGTTTCGATTTTTTTTTTTACTTCCCGTAATTTCGTGATTGATGTTTCAATGTCAAAACCGATATTGTTTAAATGAATCAATATTTGTTCCAAATCATCTGGTGCAAATGTTTCATATTTGACATCATCAATTCGATGAATCATAATTGCAAAAGTTCTTCCGACCGGCGTTTGTTCATTGTACGCATTGTAAACGGTCATTCTTCTATTTTCCAATTCTTTTATCGCTTCCGGAACCATATTTTTTTTCAAAAACGCCATTGTTTTTTCGGTTCTTTTGTCATAATCGGAAAAATCATTTCCGACTTCCGATGCAATCATTTGATATTTGTTGAATTTTTGAAATCTAAGAATCGGAAGTTTTTGAATGGAATCATAAATTTCGATTTCGTGTTTGCCGAATTTGTAAATCATAAGTTATTTTTTTAAAGTGGTTAAACCAGAAACGACAAATGGGACCAATAAAAGTTCCCATTTTAAACCAAATAAAATTCCATAAATCAATGTGATGATCCACGAAATGTGAAACAATAAACAAAAACGGCATTGTGTTAATTCATAAAACGTTTTGATTTTTGCGACCGAACCAATCAACGCCAATTTTTCCCACCAACCCCATTTTTCAAATGTTGCATTTATGAATAAAACGAATCCATAAACTACTAAAATAATTTGTGCCATAATTTTCAATATTTTAATCCATCAAGTTTTTTTATTTACTTGATGGATTTTGTTTTTTTTAATCTGTTGTTTTTGTGTATTCTAAAATAAAATTATAATTAAGCCCCGTATAAATAGTTTCAAAATGTATTG